GGCGGAGTCAGACCGGATCGTCTCGGTGCGGGCGATGCGGAGGGCGCGGAAGGGCTCGAAGGCTTGGTCTTGGCGCAGGCTCTCGGCGATGTCCACAACGGAGAGCCCGTCGCGGATGCCCGCCTCAACGTGGAGGCGGACGCGCTCGCGGCTGTAGTCAGCGACGGCCGCAGCCCCAGACTCAAGCTCTGCGAGGGTGGCCTCGGTGAATGCGGGCAGCGGAACCTGGAGGTCATAGCCGGGCAGCGCGGTGGCGGCGGCCTCCTCCCAGGATGCGACCCAGGACGGAGACAGACCGTCAAGCCAGCGGGCGCGGGCGTCGGTGAGGGAGCCCAGGACCTCGGCCCAGTCGACCGCGCCGTAAGACACCAGACGGGCAGCGGTGCCACCCCCTGCGCGCTCACCCTGGACGGCGGCAGGCAGGGCGGCCCGGATGCGGCGCTGGTAGGCGGCCAGCTCCTCGGCCTGGGTGGCGCGGGCGGCGAGTTGGATTCGCTTCTGGTGGGGGGCGCGGCGAGCGTCCACGGCGGCCCAGGTTGCCCCGCGGGTAGAGGCTGCGGCGGCCTCGGTGGCGGCCACCTCCGCCTCAGCGGCGGCTACGCGATCGGCGTCCAGGGCCTCGCGCTGGCGGTCCCACCACGCGGCGTCATCGGGGCCCAGGATGCCCCACAGGGCGGTGGCGACGTCCAGCGGGGAGGGGTCGGCCTTGCGGCCGTCGATGGGGCGCACGCCGTTGGGGTGGTGCCGTCGGTGCCACGCGCTGGCCTCGATCACCCAGCGATCAGACGGGGGGCCGCCCGTGTCGACGGCCCAGGAGGCGCGGCGGACAGTCTCAGGCTTGAGCCCGTCTCCGGCATAGCCCTCGTCTTGCCAGCGCAGGCCCACCCGAAAGGCGGACAGCATCGACCCGGTGAACTTGTCGACCTCTCGGCGGGCGATCTGGAGGCGCGGGGTGACGGGCGACTGACGGAGCCACGGTAGGCCGCTGCGGGCGCTTGCAGCCCCCTCGCCGACGGCGGTGGGCTCGCCACCTGCCGGGGCAGCGGACGGGGCAGGCTTGGGGCTTGGCAGCGCCGCGGGGGTCGGCAGGTCGACCCCCTCAGCGGCGGCGGCCTGGGCCGGGCTCCATCCGAGGCCCACGAGGACCTGCATCCGGTTGATTGACTCGGTGCGCATAGCCACCGCGCCCGGATGGCCGGACAGATCGAGCCCGGCGGTGAAGGTGGCGTCCGACTGACGGGCGAGGCGGGCGCAGTAGCGGATCAGCGGCGTAAACAGGGCGTCGGCGATGATCTGAGCGAGCGTGGCGTCGCGCTCGTACTGAACACGCATCTCAACCAGGGCCGTCGCGTAGTTAGCCGCGGCCCCGCCGATCATGGTCGGACTCACGCCGATGGCTGCCAACTCAGCATCATGGGCCGCCTTGATCATCTCGGCGGCCTGCAAGTCGGCGGGCTCGAAGCCGGCGGGCACGATCTCGAACTCACCGCCGAGGGCCATCACGCGGCGGTCGCCCTCGTAGCCCCCGCGCAGTTGCTCGGTGATTGAGTCCACGATCCGGGCGCGGGTAGCCTCGTCGATCAGCATGGCTGCGGCCGTCGGCGAGGTGGCGCGGATGATCAGGTCCACCCCGCCCTGACTGATCACGGTGGCGGTCTTTCGCATCGCCTGCGACTCGGCCTCGACGATGTCGCTCAGCGGCTCCCCGGCGCCGGTGCCGAGGAGTTCCTCGCCGCCAAGGTTGGCCGACACGCCGCGGATGCAGCACACCTGCTCGACCGGGTACAGGGTGCGGGTGCCGCTGGTGGGGCGGTACTCGACCTGATCGCCGGTGCTCACGCGCAGGATCGAGACTTGGCGCGGGTGGAGGCGGGTCAGCGCGATCGGACGCCCGGAGCCCTCGGCGAGGGTTGGCAGCACCCACGCGACCCCGCACATGAGGCGATCGGCCACCAACTGAGCCAGGAGCCCAGAGCCGGTCTGTCGCGGGAAAATGGCCTTGGGATCGCTCATGTCGCCCGGGTCGGGCGAGGCGAAGAGATTGAGATAATCGCGCACCCAGGCGTAATTGCCGGCCGGCTCGATCGGCTTACCGTTTCGGTAGACCCGGAGCGGGTAGGTAGCGATTGACTCTGACCGCTGGGTGACGCCCGCGTAGAGGTAGGGGGCGCGGGCTATCAGGTTTAGGTCCGCCGCCGCACGGGGCTTTGATGCCACCCGCCCGACCGTGACCCCAGGGGACGGGGGGCGCAGCTCGATCGCGTTGAGCGGGACCGCGGGCGCCATGCGCACGAGGGCGCCGAGGCCAACGAGGGACAGTAGACGGTCGGTGAGGTTCATCGGAGCCCCATGGCGTGGCGGAACTGGACGATGTAGCGTAGCGCGTCGGCGCCGTGGTCGCTACAGGCGGGGTCGGGCTGCGGATCTACGCCGTCCCGGTGCCGGCCCCACTTGAGGCCCTCGACCTCTGAGGCCACCATGGGGCAAGTCGAGAAGAACCGAAGGCGGGGCACGATCTCAGCCTGAGTCATGCTGTCGATGGGGGCCAGGAGCGCCGAGACGAGGGTGATCCCGGCCAGCACGGACCCCGGACCCTTGGCGGCGGGCGCGAGGGCGAGGCCCAAACCGGCGGCCTCGGCGATGGCCCCGGGGCTCTCGCTGTCCGCTACCCCGAGGATGATCACCGGGCCGTCGGTGGCGCTCTGTGCGCGGATCGCCTCGCAAAAGGCGCGGTCGGTGATGGCAGGCTCCAAGGTGGAGCGGCGGTAGTACAGTTCCCGGTAGACGTACAGCTCCCCGGCAGGGGACTCGGCGACCCAGACCGCGTGAGGTGCGCGAGCGCCCCAGTCGACGCCGAGCCAGCGGCGCCAGCCCCGCGGGATGGCGAAGGGTTGGACGATGTGCAGACCCCGCAAAAAGGGGTAGATCGCCCCCTCTGGCGAGGTGAACGCGCCGATGTCGCGACTGGCCCGCTGCCACTTCGGGACAGAGGCGAGCATCATCTCGCGCCAGTCCTGGGGGACGTGGGGATTGTCCGCGCCGTGGAGGTGGTGGACGACGAAGCCGGGCGGCGCGGGCTCCTCGCCGGGCTGCGGGTTGACGATCTGGCGATAGAGCCAGTCCGCCTGCCCGCGGAGGGGGGTCAGCGCCCACAGGCAGCGGCCCCGCTGGTCTACGAGGCGACTGAGGCCGGCGGTCAGACAGGCGCGGCTGTTCGGCTGCTCATCGAGGCCCAGGGCGCGCACGTTGGCGCCTTCCCAGGTCTGCGGATCGGCGTCGTACTGTGCATAGCACTTCGACACGATGACGCCGCCGCCGGGTAGGCGCAGCTCGGCCTCAGAGCGCTTGTCGTCCCAGCGCAAAAAGGTGGTGCCGGCGGGTGCCAGTTTGCGCAGGTGCGGGCGGATCTGCTCAACGGCGGCAGCGAAGGTTGGGGACGCGACCCACACGCGGCCGGGGCCTTCGGGGATCTGGTCAGTCGGGATCCCGTTGGCGAGGGCCCAGGCCAGGACGTAGCGCAGCGGCTTACCAGAGGCCGCAGTGACGGTGGCGTCGATGCCTGCGGCCATGGCGATCAGCCACTGTGCAAGTGCTACAGATTTGCCTGTACGGTTACCGCCGAGCATTAGCGTGATGAACACGCTGGCCCCACACACGTTCGACAGGGCCCGGCGCTGCGAGGTGCGCGGGCTGTCCCACAGGCGCGCGAAGGCGAGGGGCGCCTGCCTTGCGTTGTGCAGGCGCGACTGGGCCGCGGCGAGGATGTGCGGCTCTACGCTCATTCGTCGACGAGGTCGGCGAGAGGGACGCCGAGGGCCTGCGACAGGGCGCGCACCGTGGACAGGTGCGGATCGGCGTGGCCCCGCTCGATGCGGTTGATTTGCTGGCGACTGACCCCGACGCGATCGGCGAGGTCCGCCTGCGACAGGCCGCGCGATGCCCGCAGGGCCGTCACGGACTCAGCGCGCAGGCCCGAGCCCTTCACCCTTCGACCCCGTCGGGGAGGGTGGGGAGGGACGTGGCGCCGGCGAGGAGTTTGGCGGCCTCGGCGTCGGTGGTGACCTTGACCTCGTTGGGTGGCGTCGGTGTAGAGAGCGCGTCGGCGTTGATGTCGACCACCAGCGTAATCGCCTTGATCGCCACACCCTCGTCAGTCGACCCGATCAACTCTTTTAGCCGAGACATGGCCATATCGGTCAGATCGGCCGCCTGCGCCTTGAGGGCGGTGCGGCGCTCGGCGATGTACAGATCCGCCTCTTTGCGCCACGCCGGCAAGCGCGCCCATCGGCGCACCTGTGACTCAGACCGATCGATCTTGTCTCCGATCTCCCGCCAAGTCAGTCCGGCCACACGCAATTCAAAGGCCCGCATGATGTCGGGCTCCATGACTTCCGGGTCGTCATATTTGGTAGCCATGCCCTACCTCCAAGTCACCACAAGCAGACCGGGCTCCAGTCGACTGACCGCCTCCGCCACAGACATCGGCGCCGGGGCGGGATGCCGCCGCGGCCACTCCGCCCACCCGATCGAGGGTAGCGCCAGCACGTCGAGGCGCTCGACCTCGATCCCGTTCGTCGAGGCGAGCCAGCGCGTGACGCCCGGAGTCCCGGGGCCGATCACGGCGCAGGCCGCCAGCTCGCCCGGGGAGGCGACGGCCGAGGCCATGGCGAGGGATGCTGCCAGCGCGGCGGTAGCGATGCAGGGCATCATGGCTCCTGGGCCAGCCCGCGGGCCACAGCCTCGCGGAGCACGTCTGAGATCGTGACGCCGCGTGACTCGGCGACGGCCTTCACGCGCTCGATCAGGGCCGGCGGCGCGCGAAAGAGCAGGTTGGGCATCGGGGGCTGATCGGGCGGGTTGTACCGCCGGTCGGTGCGAGGCTGATCCATGCCACCAGCGTATCGCAAGCGGCGTAACCGCGCAAGCGTCTACACGTCAGGCTCCCTTCGCATGGGGTCGACCGAGGGTAGCGCAGCGAGGATCGGGGCGGACGCTGCCCCGTAGAGGGGGTGCGAGACGACCCCCGCGGCGAGGAGGCGCCGGGTAGCGTCGGGCAACTCCAGGCCCGACCACAGGGCCCATGCGGCGTGCACGCGCCAGTTGTCCGGCGGGGTGGTCACGTCGACCCGGG